TCACCGTTTTCACCTTGCACCTTTTCAACGTCGAAATAAAGGATCATGTCAACCATTCCAAGCAAGACTTCTCTACAAGCCTTTGACAGTGTTGGTTGCGTCTTGAGACGATCAACGCCTTCAATCACGTCTTTCTCTTCAGTTGCGTGAGCAATCAAGAGCAGACCATAAGGAAGACCAGCAGCAGCAGTGAGCAATCGCTTGAATTCACTTTTGATCAACCCCCAACCTTTGCCGTGGGCAAGATCACCTGCATATTCAATGTTGCGTTTGTCGCAAACATGCTTTGCACAGAATTCATAAGCATTGCCGATTGTGTCAATCACGTTTGTTTTGAAGTCATGACCACCCAAAGCGACAAGTGAAAGCATTTGTGACAGTTCAGCCCAAGTCCGAATGATATCTGAATCACCGTCTGAATCAGGATCATCTGTTGATTGAAAAACTTCAAGTGAATTCAATCCAGGCTCTGTTGGGTGAAAGATTGCTTGCGGGAATTGCGAAGCGAATGAAGACTTGCCAATTTTCGGCTTGCCATAGAGCAAGATTGTCAAATCTGACAGGCTTGTTTTCTTTGGTGTCTTCTTTGTTGGCAATCGTCTTGCCTTCTTTTGCTGCTTCAGTTCAGGTGCAACATAGTCATCTTTGTTATCGTCCATTTGAAAACCTTTCATTTGTTTTCGTTTTCGTTCTTTAGACCAGTTGAGAAATTCAATTGATCAGAAAGGCAAATCGTCACCAATATTGCCAGGAGCAGGATCAGGATCATTGCAAACATCAGTTTGCACGTCAACAACTTTTTTTGATTCAGCAAAGAATCCTTCACCTTTGAAGTTGAAGTCAAATCTGTTGAAGTCTAATTCTCTGAATGGAATTTTTGCTTCAAAGCGACTTGAAAGGATATCATCCATATGACCATCTTGCTTACACAACTCGACAAACAGGCAAGGACGATTGAAAGCGTAGCATTGACTTGAATTCATTGACCATTTGTCGCGTCGCTTTGCATCAAGCAGTTGTTGTGTCGCCTCCCAAACTTCAGAATCAATCTGTGCAAGCTGATCTTCACTGAAGTAAATGATTGAACGATGAAACTTTGAACCGTCTGCGTATTGTGCTTTCATCCTTTCATGGAAATGATTCCAGTCTTCAGCAGGTTTCGGACCTGCCTCAGTGTGCTTGTCAATCGTCTTTTGCGTCTTATATCCTGCAAGACGTTCTTCAAACTTCTCTTGTGTTTCACCTTGCTTGCGTGCAATTCTTGACTTTTCAGTTATGTCATAGATCACGCCAACAATCTTGCATTCACCTGAAACGCATTCAGGAAGAATGTCAGACAAATATCGCGCATAAAGCATTGACTGGAAATCTGCCCATAGTCGATCAAGATAAGAACCATCAACCATTGCAGCAGTCTTCATTTCTTTGATGAAAATGTTGTTGGTGCCTCTGAGTCTCACAACACCGTCAACAGCGCCAGCCATCAAGAAGGATCTTGAAGGTGAATTTGTTTCAGGGTTTCTGATCTTGTGGATGAATTGTGGCTCAAGATAAAGATATTCAAGTTGATCATCTGCAATTTGACCGAAACCGTCATCGTCTGATTTCGTCCATGTTGCAACGTATCCTTCAAGCATTGATAGCAAGAGCAGATAAGTTTGCATCTTTTCTTCAGACAGGTTCAAATCACAGTTTTGCAGCAGCCAAGCAGCAAAGTCAAATTGATCTGCAAAGCCACCTGCAAGAAGGTGATTGTAAAACGCTTCAACTGCATTGTGAAAGATCGAACCAATCCAAAGTGCTTCAGACTTTTCAGCAGAAGACAGCAAGTCAATCACGTCATGCTTATATTTGCGCCGACAGTTACGAAATTTTGTGAGCGAAGAATATGTGAGAATTGAATAACCAGCATCAGCAGCAATTTCTGCATTGCTTAAAGGTGGCTGAATGCAAAGATCAGTTGTTTTTTCATTGTTCATTGTTCAAGGCTTTCTTTCTTTGTTGTGGCTCTTGCCAATTGTTCAGGCTTCAGTGATTAGCAAAGATTGCCAACAGCTTGCAGCTTTGAGACTTTGCTACCATGAAAATCATTCTTGTAAACGGAATAACGTTCAATCAGAACCTTCCTGAATGCTTCAAGATCAGCAACAGTGATCAGGGTAAAGGTTTTACCACCACTGCCTTCATAACTGCTTGCAGCCTGAAGATAGCCCTGTTCAATCGCGTCACGAATGGTGCCATACTGCACGCCAACCATTTGAGCAGCACGCGAAATATTGACCAGCTTTTGACCGTCAACAGGCTTCTTTGAAGCTGTCTTCTTTGAAGCTGTCTTCTTTGAAGCTGTCTTCTTTGAAGCAGCTTTCTTCTTCTTCTTCAGAACAGGTTTCTTTTTCAAAGTGACCATTTCATTCATTCCTTTTCAAAAAGTTTGTGTGTTTGTCATCAGGTAAGCAATCACAGTGATCACCGCCAACAGGAACCAAACATCACTTTCATTGTTGTCATTTTTCATTTCATTGTCTTTGCTCATGCGAACAGACTCCAGGCAAAAGATTAGCACGATCAACCGAAAGAAGCAAACGTCAACTGAAAGGTTTCTTTCTTCAGTTGACGTTTTTGGGGTTTTTATGAATCCCTCGGAGTTCCGTTTCTTTCGCTCAGGAAGTTTTCGTGGTTTTCTCCATCGCAATCATCACACAGACCACGTATCGCGCAATCTTTGCACAAATCACGTTTGCAATCTAAGCATTTATTGCCGTGCGGATGTTTGCCGCAATCGACACAAAAAATCTTAATTGACATAATCAAACCTCATTCTTATTTGCAAGCTTCAAAACGTTGTTGTTTGCCCCACAAGCATCAATGATTGCGATCTTTGTTTCGTGCGAAAGTTCGCAATCATCTTCCATTGACAAAAGCAAAGCATCTTGCATCATAGAATTCGCCCTTGCAATCAACCTCTTCGCCTTCTCTGTTTTCTTGCTTGTTGTTTTGTTTGTTGTATTGCTCATGATTTCGTCTTTCGTTCAAAGTTTCGTTTCCCCGACAAGAGGAGTATCGACGATCAGACCACCAAACACAACAACTTTCTTTGATCGACTGAAAGATTTCTTTCCCGGGAACATGCAAAACCCATCAAATCAGCCAACAGACCACGAATTCAGCCACAAAAAAAAAGGCAGATCCTACAAGGATCTGCCTTTTTTATGCTTCATTGACATAGGTGAAGGTGAAGCAATACCGTCTTGACCTGTCTTCAGTAGCCTTCAGGCTGCTTTCAGATCAAGTTTTTGTGTATTCAAGCCTAACGTCAACAGACCAACCGCTGAAGTCGAAAGCGACGTTGTTGGCAAGAATGAAGTTTGTCCCGTTCACTTGATGATCAACGCTTCCCGCTGGAGCAGGGAAACAAAGAGAAAGATTGTCAAACCAAAAAGGCTGGACACGAATCATCTTCGTTAGATTAACACCAGTAATTGAATGTGCAGTGTTCACTGTTGCGCTTGCCGTGGGTGCAGTGATTCCGCGCAAAGTCTTCGAGTAGACTTTGTCAGCACCGTCATATCGTCCCGTCCAGTGTTCAGTTGTTGACCATAATTCCTGAACAGGAAACCATTCACCTTCAACTTCACTGTAAGCAATCAAAATCTTTTCATCAGTCACGAAAGCGAGCAGCGAATAGCCAGCAGGACGAACATACAACCAGCCATCAAGATAAACTGCAATGTCACCAAGAGCAGCACCGTCTGTTGACCAGTCGCCTGTGATTGTTCCGCTTGCAGGAATCAGCCAAGCTTCACCGTTTGAAGGTGAACCAGGAGTTGCAAGAATATCACGATCAACAAGCGTGATACCACCTGCAAACAAATCAAACAGATTGTTCATTTGATTCTGTGTGATTTCACCGCTTGCTTGACCTTCAGACAGAAGTGAAATAGGAGTTGCAGCAGAAGTCAGCTTGATCAAATTTGTCATATCATGTCACCGCCAAAGTTTCAGAAGGATTTCCGCGCCCATATTGTCCCATTTGAAAAACATAAACAACAAATGAAGTTGAACCAGGAGTCAAACCGTCTGTTGACTGCATTGCTTCCGTATAGTCGAAAGTTGTTGCGTCTTCAATTTCTTCAGTTCTTAACAGACTTGTTTCACCAGCATTCCAGATTTCAACTTCATACTTTTCAAATGACTCAAGATTTGGAACAGGATCAAGTTGACCGATCAAACGGACGATTTCTCTTGTTCGCCTTTTCCATGTCACACGAACAGCATTTGTTGACGGGACTTCTCTTTGACTTTGAAGATCGACAGGTGAAAACGGTTTTGCTGAATCACCTTGACAGGTGAATGAAATTGAATCGTAATCATCTTCATCACCGCCAGCAGGGACAAACTTATAGAATCTTTCCTGTCCGATTGCAGCAGCAGTCATTGGGACAAAGTGAATCCCTTGACCGTTCAGGAAAACGGCACGTTCACCGACAACATGAGTCGAAACAGCGTCTTCAGTGTTTCGCAAACCACGAATCAACTTTGACAATCGCCAAACCTGATCACTGATCAGTGTTGCTGTCTGGAAACCTAAGACTTCATCACCAAGCAGAATCCTATTGAAACCGTTCAAGCATTGAATTTCAGTCACGCTTGAAAGCGTGCCTTTGAAAATTTCAACGTCAACTGTGTTTGCTCTGTCCCAATAGCCAACAGAGCCAGAACCTAAAACGTCATGCGTGAAGCCAATCACGCCTTCAGAAGTGATATCAATTTCGTCCTCGAATTCATCGTCATCAAGTGATCGCCTAAGCTTTGCACCTTGCCAACCAGGATCTTCACCAGGAATTGAAGTAACAACGTGAATTCCAAGCTTGCCGCCACCAGGAACAGGACCAGGACCAGGACTTGGTGTGCCACCACCAGAGCCACCATAGCCGAAAGCAACAGGGACAAGAGGAGGGGCAGCAAAAATCTTCTTTGTCTTGTTTGTTGGTGACTCAGCAGTTGCCGATTGTGTCACGATTTCACGAACCTCAAGAATCGAATCAATCGAAATGATTCCATTGATCCCAACATCAACCTGTTTGACAAGCAGCGTCCACAAGTGATCAAGGGTCTTGAACCTGATCACGTCATTCTCAAGAATATCAATATAACTGTAAGGCAAATTCAGGCTAACAGGTGTTCTATTGGCTCTTGCAAGCCAAGCTGTCCTTTTGGCCAAAGCACGCGCCTCAGAACCGCCCGAATTCAAAACGATTGGCAAGTTGATCGACATCACAACATCAGAATCAAACTCTTGAACACGATGTCTTTGTGAACCGTACTGATTCTCTGCTTCATGATCCAAATATCGCACGTTGACTTCAGCAGGGATTTCAGCACCGTTATCATCCGATACCCTGATCGGGTATTCTGTCGGCTTACTTCCTGCAACATGAGCAGCCAAGTCATCAGCGTCAATGTCAATGACCGTTGCGTTTTCACGATCAAAAA